CTGATATACGGGATGCCGCTGCAACAGTGGGATGCTGAATCACGAATATACGATCCTGCAAGTCCCTGATGCGAGCCCTGTCGACATTGATCTGAGCCTGAACCTGATTCCTGCCTAGCTGGCCTGCTGAACCGGCAGCGTAAGAGCCCATTCTAGCATTGAGTATTGCAATGCTAGCGTTTAGCCGTGCTATCTCGGCTTCGAGCGTGCCGACCGACGTGCCTGTAGCATACCCGCGTCCGACCGCGATGACCTGCTCGCCACCGGAGAAGCGGACCAGCTCTGGGCCGGCCTCGCCGACCCACGCCCAGCCGGTAGCCGCGCCACTTGTACCGCTAGCGTAGCCGTGCCCAGAGCCTAGGCCCATCCCGCCACGCATTAGCCCAGGACCGTAGGTAAACGCAGCATAGGCAATAGCCGCCGCTATGTTGGCCAGCGGATCATAGATGTTGAACGAGGTACCTGCAACGTGGAACCGGGCGAATGTCCCGCCGATAACCTGCATGAGACCCTTCGACGGATCGCCACGCTGAGCGTTGATGTCCGTCAAGTTGATAGCATTCGGGTCGCCTCCACTCTCAGTCTGCATCTGATATAGCACTTGCGGCAAGAGGGACGCGGGCATTCCCATCATGGACAGGGCTTGCGCGACTACTGGCGCCCACCTCTGAACTCCACCGCTTCCACCTCCAGCGACCTTGTGCCATAGCCCGCTAAAGAAGCCACCGATCGACGACCATACAGATTTCAGCGGCCCGGCAACATCAGATGCCAACCCGACAAAGAATGCCTTAACATCCTTGGCCCCGTGTGTAAGGGACTTTAGAAGTCCGCCCATGATATGCTTGCCTGCATCTAGCGCCCATTGCGGTGGCGACTTGATTCCGAGCGCGCCGAGTATCTTCGATGGCAATCCCTTGAACCAGCCAACAACATCATTCCAGACTTGCTTTACCCCATTCCAGAGCCCTGTAATGATATTCCGTCCTCGTGCGAAAATCCAGTTAAGGGCACCGCTGAAGAAATTGCTAACCCATCCCGGTACCTTACCGAACCAGCCGCTTACATCTCTCCAGACTGCCTCCAATCCATTCCAGAGCCCGGTGATGATATTACGCCCTGCATTAGTGATCCAGTTGATGGCATTCGCAAAGAAGTTAATTATGTCTTGCTTCCATCCGGAGAATAGCGCGAGAGCCCGCTTGATAAGCCGTATGATAGCGCCAATGGTATTGTTGTATATGACGTCCCAGTAATGCGCTACGTCGTGCCGGACTCCATCCCAGATATTTGCTATGTTGTGCCGTATCATCGTGAAGTAGTGCTCGATGTTATGGCCCATACGAATGAGAGCGCCGATGGTGGCTCCGTAGATATCATTCCAGGTTATCCTGACATCACGCAGTATGTCGTCGCCCCATTGCGCAAAGTCGTGACGTATCTCATCAAAGTGAGCGGCCGTATTGTGCCGTAGCTGATCAAGCTGGTGACCTACCAAGTCGAGTATCGAATGCCATATCCGGACTACCAAATCTTTCATCGCATTGAATACGCGAATTGGGATCATCTTGAGGTCATCCCAGGCCTTGCCCCATCGCCCATGGAATATGTCAATCAGGAAGTTTACGATGCCAGAGATCAGCGCCGCACCGATCTTCCAGGCAGTAACGGCAGCCTGAACCGGAACGGATAGGAATGTCCAAATCTGCGGCCAGTGAAACTCCACCCAATCGGCAAAGTCAGTAAGCCAGGCGAGGGCATCTACCATCGCTATAATGAACTGAGCGACGAAGTTTGCGAAATCTGCAAATGCCTTCGGATTCTTGGTTACTGCCCCTGCCATCCGTGAGACAGCCTGCGCAAATGAGTCAACAATGCCTGGTATATCAGGCGTGAGCGCCGTAAGTATCCCAACGAATGCATTGGCTACATCGGTGATAGACTTCTGAACCGTCGGATCGCCGAATGCCTTGAGAAATGCATCGGCAAATTTTTCCATGGGGCCGGCGATAATCCCGGTAGCCGCCTTGAACACCGGCGTAAGCTTGTCCATGACCTTGCCGATGAGGCCGAACACCCTCTGCAAAACCGGAATCATAGGCTCGCCGATGGTGGCGAGGTCGGCCTTGAAGTCCGTAACAAGATTCTGGAATCCTGTACGAACAGCTAGCTGTCCAGGTGTTACCTGTTCCGCGCGGACTTCCTTCAGCTTATCTTGTGCCGACGCAACAGAACCATGAGCACTAGCCACCGCCGCTTGTGCCGACGCCAATTGACTGGCGCTCGCGTGCCCGCCGTGTTGCAATCTGTTGAGGCGATCCTGAGAGCTAATTAGCGAAGCCTGCGCAGAAGCCAGCGCAGAAGCACTGGCCGTACCTGAATTTTGCAATGTATTGAGGCGATCCTGTGCAGACGTAACTCTTAGGTGAGCAGCAGCTAGCTGACCACTAGTTGCACCGCCCCCAGTCTGTAGTTGGTTAAGCCGGTCTTGCGCAGCTACAGCCCGTCCCTGGGCCGCCGCTAGCCTATCCTGGGCTGCGGCAAGTGCACCAGGCGCAACCCCCTTGCCGAGTCCGACCGCCCCCAGAATACCAAGGCCGGCCAGCCCAGTGCCGAGCCCGCCAACAATGAGACCGCTCAGAGACTGGGCCAGAAGAGGTACCGCTGCCGCGACTGCTGCCCCCATGGTAGCCTGTATCGGGAATGGCAAAGCAGCAAATATGCTCGTTATACCGGACAGCTGCTGACCTTGTAGAAGTTGTCTAAAGCCAAATGACGTTGATCGTGCTCCGCCACCGAGCCCCAGCAGCTTGTCTAGAGGCCCGAGGACGCCGCCGCCGCCGCCGCCACCAGTGAGCGTCTTGAACCCAAGACGCTCGAATAGGCCACCGACTATACTGGAGATTTTCGTATCGACATCGAGCTTGACCTTTTCAGTGCGCGTCCGGGTAGCCGCCGCCGACTCGGCCTTGAATTTGGCCAGGGAAGAGGCGTCCATGTCCATCTTGACCTTAACATGCATATCCTCCATAGCAAGTTCAACTCCGCGGCGGAACGCCCGGCCATAGGCTAGCCCAATCTCATACCCCGAGCGCCGTACCGCAGGGTACGACCTAGCCGTCTGCTCCTCAATGATCTTGCCTATGTCTAGATTCTCGCGAATGCTACGCGTCAGCTCCCTGGCGATCTCTTTACCCAGGTCGGCTGCAGCCGGTACAAGCTGTCTACGCATCTCATAGTTGAATCCGCGTAGGTCAGGGACGACAGATACGGCGACACTACCGACATATATCTCACCTGGCATTCGCTATCGCCTCCCTCCTGTAAGCCGATCTAGCATAGCTTGCGCGTCCTCTTCCGAGAGGTCCCGTAGGCGCGGGTCTAGCCGCTGGGCGTCCGCCAGGCTTAGCGTCCTCGCGGGCCGTTCCGATAGCCCTGGACGGCGCATCGGAGCCGGGCGCGGTATCTTCCGCTCCGTGTGACTCTGTATATAGACCCAGGTCTGCTGCCGGACCTCATCGATGAGCGTAGCTAGCAAGCCCTCGACGCTACTCCAGCTTCCCATCGCTGGATCTTTTGCAGCGCCACGCCTGGCCATGGTATTATCAGGCATCTCGTTGCGTACCGCAGTGTGCACAGCGCTCTCCGGCGGAAGGTGGTGTACCAGGACAAGCAGCCTACGCCACGTCATCCCACTACCCTTTATGAATAGGTCCCTAAAGTCCAGTCCATAGTAGCGCTGGAAATCAGCTTCTATTTCCTCCGCGAAGTGCGTCGTGAGCCAGTACGCTTCTGAGATTTTCCCGAGTTCATCCGGGCAGCCTGGCTACACTTCCGGAAAATCTCCTCGATCTGGTAGTTGCGCAGGTCGGCCTTGAGCCAGGCGTCGTATTCCCTGGAATCCTCGATTACACCCTGCGCCCAGGTGTCCCAGTCGCCCATCGAGGCCGCCCGCATCGCGGATGACGGCCAGTCACCGGAATGCATGATGTGGAGAACGGTGCCACCGGCCTTGACGGTCGTTGCATGACCGACACGCTCGTCACGCAACTCCTCATCAATGGCGTCGAGATCAAGGTCGATCTCTTCGGCGTCTTCTTCCGGAAGGTCTGGCTCTTCATCGAGCGGGAACTGGCGAATCTCGCTGTTGGCGGTCACGTGAAGTACCCCGTCATGTCCTTGCCGTAGTTGATCCACCGCTTGGCGACGTACACCGAGCCGGAGACGTTGCCCGGATACATGGTCACCGTCATGTCCATGTTCTCGTTGTCACCCTGCTGCGGTTGATCGTTCCCGCGTGCGGTAACCTTACAGTTGGGGGCGTAGAGCCGCATCTGCTTGGTGCCGTCGAGGCTGTCCCAGATGAAGGCGTAGCGGTTGTCGGCGGGCGGGTCGGGGATTGTGTATGTCGCCATGTACGGCGCGGTGGTCGTCGCCTTCAGTGGAGAGGACGTGACCGGGAAAATTGGCACATCATCGAAGAGTGACCGGACGTACGGGTTGAGCCCTTCGAGGAAGGTCGCCTGCACGCTCTTGGTACCGCCGGTGAGGATCGTCCGGAGCGCGGTCAGCGTACCGGCCCCCTGGATGTCCTTTGTGGTCTCGTCGAGCTTGAAGATGTAACCGGACGTGTCGATCCACCCGCAGCAGTAGTAGCCGGTGAGAGTGGAGATGTCCTCGAAGCCGGTAACTGGGCCGGCCGTATTCTGGGCCGCGATCCAGATGATAACGTCGCCAGCCGCGTAGAGCAGGCTGTTGTCCTTCTGCTTGCCGGGACCGGCGACTAGCGGCTGAACATCGGTAGAGCCGGGACCGCCGCTGTCTGCAAAGCCTGATTCGACCGTTTCGACATCCTTTGTTGATGCGGGCATTATGCCCCTCCCTTATGGGTGTAGTCTCACTAGGTAGGTCGAGTTGTAACGAGAAAGATCAGGATTCACCTCCGCTAGTCTTCTTGGTCCTGCGATGGTCTCTACGTGCTGTATCACCCCATTCTGAACTACATGTCCGGCGAGCGACAGCATCGCTGCCTGTATCTCTCTCGCGGCGATCGAAACGGCCATGGTGTTAGAACTATCTCCCCAAACGTCAATCTCAACAATGGGCTCATCAATCCAGATATGCCGGTTAGCGCCAGATGTTCTCTGAATCTTAGCTGTCATCTGCGTAATCTCGGTGGGCATCGAGGTCACGAACCTGATACTAGAAAATTGCGGCATGAGGTAGAACATGATAGCAGACTCAGTATCTGGAAACTCAGTAACTTGAGCAGCAACCATTACCAGCCCGCCTCCCTCGAAGCGCGAGTGAGCACGTAATATGGCTCACGGCCCGGATGACCATATTCTACCCAAATCGCATCACGGGCGTCATTGAACACTATCGCCTCGCAACGGTCATTGTGTATGCCGCCAAACCTATGCGAGCGTAGTCGCCAGTGCGAAATGTACTCTCCTGTCTCAACCGGCGACAGGGAGATCGCCCGCGTCATGATGCGCTCTGCTACCCGTACGACTAGGTGCATCATCCCTGGCGAGTTCAGGAACTCGCGCATACCCTGGTGATCAGGGTTGTAGCTAGCGCTCACGCAGCCCCCTTGACCAAAGTAGCGTCGATGCGGATAGGGGACGTATTACCTGAGAACGGAGATACCCATACGTCTGGCCGCCCGCGTACCTCGTAGCGCACCCCCGCGACGATGACGGCGTCAACGTAGTCGACCACGGTACCGTACGGGACGAACACTATAATGCCAGAGGTCAGCTGGTCCGCAAAGTTGAGATCCTCGCGGCTAGACGCTGGCTGTACAGAGCACGGGCCTACATCCTCTGACACAGATGTGTAGACATCATTGTTCCACTCGTCCCGGCTCGTAACAGTCCTGCGGACGATCGTCACAATAACCCCATCCGGAAACATCAGAACCTCACCGCAATCGTGCCTTGGCTCTTACGGTAGTCCGATAGCATACTCTGCATGCCGAAGTCAGTCAGGGTAGCGTAGAGGCCGCCACCAATCGCCCGGCGACGCATGCTATAGCTATACGCACCGATCGACTCACTCTGTACAGTCGCAGAAAGCGTCGGCGTCGATAGTTCTGAAATAATAGCATTGCAAAGAAGTCCCTCAACCTCAGGAGGAGTATCGCCGTAGCCATGAGTATGCGTCAACTCAAACGACTGACGAGACCACAAAGCCTCGTACCAGTACTCTGGCAGATTGATGATTCCGGACATAATAGGATCGGGAACCAGTATCGTCTCGATCCCGTCAAACCGGTACCAAGTCACCTCCATGTCGGATACACCAATTATACCTGACAATGCTACTAGCTTGTCTATCGATATAACTGGCGTATTCGGGACCGTAATAATCCCGGCATCACCAGGAACAACGATAACATCCTGATTAACAATCAAGAAGTCCTCGCGGGCGTAACGCCTGATGATAGCACTACCGTCTTGCAATAGCGCATCGACGCGGGCGGCTTCAGTCTGATTCAGGTTCCGGCCTAGCCTAGCTATGATGTCATCTGGTGTAGCTAGGGGCGGCATAGACGAGAAGGCACCAGGAGGTGTAGAGGTCACCTCATTTACCTGCAGAGCCTGAAGTAGACGAGACTGGTTTGACCCAGGAGCGGCAAACGCTGATCCAGTATCCGTAACTGAGACATTTACCTGGACCCAAGTTCCTTGATCTACGACCGATACAACCGACCACCTCTGGTAATTCTGGCTATCGTTCGATGCGGTCTGAATTATCTCGTCGCCATCCTTCAAAGATAGCAACCCGGTATAACGGTTGTACCCGTCCGCGTCTGTGGGCGACATAGCCAATTGACTCGGCGTTGCCCAGTTATCCGCGCGGTACTTGCCGCTACCCGGCGCGCTCGTTGGAGCCCCAGACTGGGTTTCCCAGTATCCGGATACCAAGACCGCCCCGGAAGACCGGGTTGCTATCTTCTTCACTGGTTACTCGCTCTTACGGGCTGAACGCCGAGCGTGCTCTGCTTCCCTGGCTGAACTCTCCTCAGCCGCAGTACCTTCCTCGACTGCCTTGGCCTCTTCAGCAGCCGCAGCCTCGACCGCTTCGGCCTGCTCGGACGTCATGAACGCGCCGGTGTACGGATACGGCGGTGCCTGGATGACGGAGATCGCGCCACCAGCGGGAGCCGACGCACCGACCGGCAGGACTGCAGCGAACGGCCACCGCGCGGTGATGCCGGAGGCAGGCTGCATGATGGTGACCGGGTTGACGGTCGCGTAGGCGAGGCGCATGGTCATACGCATCGCCACCGAGTCCTGCTGCATCAGGTTCAGGATGACCTTGCCGGAGTCGTCCGAGATGACGCCCTCAGTGAACATCTTGAAGCTGATGTCATTGCGGATGCCGATGATCGACTTGGACCAGTCGCCGCCGAGCATGAGCGCGCCGCTCGTGGAGAAGTTCCAGGAGCCGTTCTGCACCTCGGACAGCGGGTACCCATACAACCCGCGTCCTGTCGGGGAGCCGGTCATGTCCGGCTGGTAGATCGGAACGCCCTGCGCCGACCGGAGCCCGGTCAGCTTCCAGCCGAGACCGGGCATCGCGGCGAAGCCGTTGAGGGTATAGCCGCTCTGGGCCATGGCGAGGCCAAGGTTGGAGAAGTCCTGGCCGAGGTCGACGCCGGTACCTTCAATGGTCCAGTGGCCACTCTTGGTAGCGCCGGTGAACACGGCCTCGCCCCAGGTGACAGGCTTGTTGACGCCCCAGAGTACCGCCGAGTCGATCAGCGCGCCGACTGCCTCAGTGATGCGCGGCTGGACTTCTGACCAGATTGGGACATCCGCGTCGTCCATGTAGGCTTCGGGGATCGGCACGATGCAGGCCAGTTCCTCGACGACCATGACGACGTTTTTCCAGGCCTGGTTCGCGGTCTGCTTCATCCCCACGTCGCCACCGACCCAGTAGGCCACGGGCAGGACATCGAGGACGGGCATGCGCTGCGTCTTAGCAGAGAGCGGGACACGGCGCATGAGGCTCAAAGCCGCACTGGACTTTGGAGCCTCCTGAATAATTGACGTGGCGAGCGGCTCAGGAACCAGCGGGTCAGAACCGGATGTCGTCCGCGTAATGTGAGTACCGTAGGTTGGCATGAATGCCCTATCCTTCCGCGCGGACGCGGTCAGGCGTGACCCGCGCTAGGTGGACCGATTTCTGTCGACTAGCTGCCGGAACATCTCCTCATTGCTGCTAGGGGCTTGGGACGCGGGAGCCGCGCCTGGACGCAGGGAGGCAACTGGACGTGCGCGCGCTCCTGTTGCAGATGCGCGGGCACCATTCGGCTGTCCCGTCTGGTCTACCAGCCTCTGAGCAGCTTTGGTGATTATTCCTGCGAGGACCTCTGCCCTGGCGTTGATATCTTCCTCCGTGCCGGTTCCCAGGAAGTCTATCAAGTCAGGATCGAGATCATGGGCAGCAGCCGCCAACATCCGGTCCCGGTCGCCTCGCACGGCGTCTCGCTCGCGCTCTGCAGCCTGCTGGGCATCGACAGCCTTCTGTAGCTCGGACTTGTTGGCATCCTCCATCTCGCGCAGCCTCTTGGCTGCACCAGAGTTATCCCGTGCGGTTCTCTCGTGCCGCTGGGCCGCTTTCTTCCAGTGGTCTACCTGTCGCTTCAGCTCGTCAGGGTCCTCCTGCTGCATAATATCATGCAGCTGCTCTTCAGCTTCCTGATCTTCTGTTGCGAGCGCGGCAGCACTGGCATCGACGACCTCTCCGGTATCGCCACCAGTCTCGGGTACAGAATCGCTCATTTCCCTCTCATTCCCTTCGGGGTATAATACCTGATCCGGCCTCGTAGGGGAAGTCCCGGTCAGGGTTGACGTTACTGACGGGTAACTTAGACTCTCCTGGGGCATGGCCCGGCCAGGCCCCTGTGGCACGCTTATGTAGATTAGCGCAGAGCCCATCGAGCTGACCTGCGCCGACGTACTTACCTAGGTGTGCACGGCAGCGATCGAAGTCGCCATCTACTCCCCAGTTGATCTTCGCCGCCCCCGCGCCCTCTGCCCAGTAGCGCATGAGCCGCTCTGTCGACGCCTCATCTGATGGCGTCACCTTCTGACCAGCTACCATGTCACACCGCCTCTACCAGAAGTGGACCGGATTGCGCAGTCCTGCGCTTATTGGTTGCATCGACAGCATCGACTCGCCACCAGTACATACCCGGCGAAGAGTTGTCTACTGAAGGTATAGTGAATTGAGAAAACCATAGACTGTCTGTCCCCTGCGACAAAGCTGTGCCAGTATATGACTTGCTCGATGGGTCACTATCTGGCGTATTCTTGTCATTCTTGCGCCAGAACTTCGTCGTGATGCCGGCACCGGTTGTAATATCAGGGAACTTAGCCGTGACTACGATATCATTGTTCTGGGGAAAGAACAGGGCTGTCATGTCCATTAAGTCACCTCTGCGGTAATCTTGTCAGTGCTTACAGTAGCATCACGCGAGTCTACGGAGATTATAGCGCCCGGAGTATCGACCGTAACAGCTACAATAATGCTGTCGATAATTACATCCGCGTCGAGGGCATTGCTAACATATACAATAGCCGTAAGTTCCGGCGGAAGTGCGCCAGCAAAGAATGGAGGCCCAATCCAGCCATCTGCGTGGCTTACCGTAGCAGAATACCCGGCTATGGTCAGTACCAAGCCGATGTTGCCTGCAGCCGAAGACACAGTAACTGATACGCCAGATATCATGCCCTTGATACCAAGCGCACCAGAGCCAGAGCTTACAGTTGTAGATACCGCAGCGACCGACATCCGGAGAACAACGTTGCCAGAGCCGCCAGACTGAGTTGACGAGTACCCGGCTAGTCC